AGTTATTACCACCTAATTGACTACGCATTATCAAAAACGCTTTAAAATCAGCTTCCATTTCATCTATTTTTTCTTCCATTCTTTGCATTTTTTCATCAGCAACAATCCTATTACCCTTATCTTTTTCGATCATCAACAATAATTCGTTTTGATTAGTGTTTAACTGTCCAATATAGGTTTTAAAATTTAATAAATGAGTATCGTTTATTGTGGTAATTTCTGCTTGATTTTTATTAATAGTCTCTGTCAAAGATACAATGTATCTAACCCCTGTAAAAGTCCCGACTATAACCGAAGCCACAACCGGAACTATTACTATATTCTTTTTTAACAGATCTAATATATTCATTAGTCACTATTTAATTATGTAAGCTACAATTAAAACTGCAATTACAATTGTACATATTTTGTGATTACACCAACATTTGTCAGCCATATTTTTTATTTTATCAATCATTTTTTTTCTCCTCGATTTCATAGAAGAACTTGTCGGTGTCTTCAGTACGCCAAGCCCTGCTATCTTCAACATTCCATTCAGAAGTCTGCACTTTCCAGTCAGGGGTACTATCTTTTACCGTGAAAGAAGGTAGGTCCCATATACATCTGTTGTTAGGTTGTGCTGCAAAATTACCATCATCTAAGGCAATTATGTGAGCGCACTTGTGCTCGTGCGGAATCTCTGAATGATCAGTATCTAGTATATTACTGTCTGGATGTGCAAAGTCAACGGTAAATAAATACTTACCTGGGTGCCATTTTTTATCTTTTCCGATATACTTACCGGCTTGTCCGTCTAAAATATCCCAACGATGGACAGAAGGATAATAAGAAAAACAATTCCAGAGCTGTAGTTCATCAAGTCGTCTTGCGGGCACTCCGGATGCATCAAATCCCTTTTGAATAAACGCGCTAATTGGTAAGCGATAAAATATTGCACCGTTTTCCATAATAGCATGAAATAATATAGCACGACCTGTAAGAGCGCTAAGACCAAACACAATGCAGTCTTCAACTTCTCCGTGATGTTTTTTACAGTCATATAAATACTCTCTTTTTATTTGTGCATAAGTTGCTGGTATGTTTGCATTTAAGTAAGCCATAATTCAATATTATCATCAAAGTCCCTATAGTCTATTGTAATTTCGTCGCCTATTTTTATATTTTTTAAGGCTATACCATCTTCATCTACAGTAGGATTGTTACTATGATTTAAATATTTTTCATTATCTATACCTAAACAATATTCATTTTCATTTTCTTCGTAAGCATGTGTTTGTATAAAATTAGCCAAAGCTAAAGGCATTCGAGGTAGATTTGTTTTGTTAAATCTTATTTCAAATTCTGGTTTTACTTCTTTTATTTTTTTACCTTTAATAATATTTTCTTTAGAAAAAACACCAATGCCATGAATTTTACTTTTATCTAAGTAAGTGTCTATTAAAAACATTATTTTATATTACCCCAGTTTGGTCCAGATTCATAGTCCACTTTGTTAGGTACTTCTAATTTCACTGCAGACTCCATAATATCTTTTATCTTATCTGCATTACCATCGACGGATATATCAAGTTCATCATGTACTTGTATATGTGGTATGATACCTTCTTTGTACAAATCAACCATAGCTTTTTTAGTCATGTCAGCTGCTGATCCTTGTATAAGTTTATTTAATGCTTTGTAAGTATAAGCACGTTTAATCATACCTGGTCCGTGTTCTCTTTCAGCTTCTTCTTTAGGTAAAGCTTTGTGTACACCAAAATGTCTAGGCTCCCATAAATTAAATCTACATCTACGTCCTAGTAATGTTCTAATACGACCTGAGTCTTGTGCTCTTTCCATTACACTATAGGTAAGTTGTTTTACAAATGGTGCTTTACCATGATACTGTTTAAATAAATCTTCTGCTTCTGTTTTATCTAAACCAAGTTCTGCTTGTAGTTTATTTTTACCCATACCATAAAACAAACCAAGATTAATTGTTTTAGCTTGTGATCTAGGTATGTTAGCCATGTCTGCAACAATTTTATGAAAGTCTGCATCGTGTTCAAGATAAGCTTCCAATACTTCTTGTAGTCCTTCTCCTGTAATATTTTGAGAATTTTTATCCATAGAGGCATAGTGTGTAACAAGACGTGGTTCTTGTTGTGAGTAATCAAAGCAACCCCAAGTGTGTCCTTCTTCAGGAATAAACAATGATCTGATCCGTGGTCCAAGTTCCTTGTTACGTGCAGGAACTTGCTGTAAATTTGGATTGTTGTAACTGAACCTACCGGTTACTGTACCACCTTGATCGGATCTAATTTGATTAATCTCTGCATGGATACGACCTTTGTGAGAATGTTTTAATATTGTATCTATAAAAGTTGTGTGTGATTTATTAATTTCTCGTGCATGTGCAATTTGTTGAACAGTAGAGTTAGGATGATTTTGTAAAAAATTTTTAGTAAAACTAGGCGCACCTGTTTTTGCTGTTACAGGATAATCTAAGTTTTTCTTTTTAAATATTTCTTCTATAGATCTTGCCGCCCATATCTGAACATCTATTCCTGTTTCTTTTTTTATAGAAGATAAATAACTTTGTTCTTCTTTTACTAATTCTTGTTTTAATTTATATGCAGCTTCTACATCTACCCGTACTCCTAAAAATCTCATGTCAACAAGGCATGGAAATAATTCTGTTTCAAGATCAAAGATAGATTGTACATCTTCATTCTCTATTTGTTTTTTCATTTCTTGCCATAATTTTAGAGTCAACACCGCATCTTGTTCAGCATATTCTCCAACATACATTGCAGGTAGTTTATACATCTCTGCTTTGTGATCGATGCCCCAATGCGCTGCGGTTTCCTTTAATACAGCCTCATTCTTGCCTATTCCTACATAATCACGACCCAAACTACCTAAATCATATCGAAAGCGATTCTCGTCCACGAGAGAGCCAGCAATCATGGTATCTATTATCTTACCCTCTATTTTAAGTCCCATAGACCTAATCCAACATACATCGTACATTGCGTTGTGAAATATCTTAATTGCAGGTGTTTTAAGTACATCTGTAAACCATTTTATAACCATGTTCTTATCCATGTTACCGCCACCTTCGTGTGCGATAGGATAATATCCAGACCAACCTTCTACAGCAACAGCTATACCTACAACGTTACCCTTACCAACTACAGATCCTGAACCTGTTGATTTTAAATCAGGGTCCTTGGTCTCTAAGTCAATAGCAATCTCATCGTGCTTTGATAAGTCTGGAAAAGATTCTGGTGGTAGCCACTCTGTTTGAGGTGTAAATATAGGTTTCATTATTTTTTATCTTTCATGTGTTCAATTTCTAAATCACAATAGTGTTTGATCTTGTTTATATCTTCTACACCATTTTTATTTAAATATCTACAGACATATTTTATTACATTAGCTTGAAATGGATTTAGTTCATTTTTTCTTATGAAGGTCCACGGTTGAATAAAAAATTTTTTGTAGTGGGATCCTCCAACTTGTTTGTCTTTTGGAAATGCTTCATCAAAATCTTTTTTGTTTGTCATAGTTCGTATCCTCCTCCTTTAGGGTATATTATATGTAATGATTCTTTTGCTCTAGTTGCTCCAACATACATTAATCTATGTTCATCAGTTGGGTCTTTTTCATATGCATCTAATGCTGCCTTTGTTAAATCCATAGGAAGAATTACATTTTGTCTTTCGTTTCCTTTTACTCCATGTATGGTAGCTAATTGTATTCTTGCACCTTTTATTAAACTTTCTCCTTTTTTTAATAAATCTTCTATTTTAATAGTATCATTTTCACCTATCCTTGACAAAGCCACCTGCCAACGTTCATCTGTGTTCAAACCAAAATCTTTTTTTAACATATCAATGTTATACATTTTGTTTGGAACCATTGCTTTAAACATTTTATTAGTCCAATGTTTATTTAGCATTTTCTTTTTTACACTGTAGCACTCATCATAAGATAGATATTGACCTTGTTTTAATTTATTTTCATACAAATCTATAGCCTCAAATTTATCTTGTAATGGATTATGTTTTTTTACTCTTTCGTAAAATATATTATTGTCTTGGAAGTGTTGTTCAAATTCATCTAATTTATACTTATCCCTACCAAGAACTAACCATTCACCTTTTGAAACATCTATACCATCTATTCCATCGTGATACATAACAGAACCTTTTGTACTTGTAGGTGTCCAAGTTTTTTGAACTCTTTTTTCTTTTGGTATTCTATTAATAATTTTATTTGCAAAGTTAAATATATTTATTGGTACACGATAAGATTTATCTAAAACTTCTTTAGTTCCTTTTAAATTTAAAAAACTTTCTACGTCTGCGCCTCTCCACTTGTAAATACATTGGTCATCATCACCAGCAACATATAACATTTTAGAATTAAGTTTAATTCCTTCAACAACTTTCCATTGCATTTTTGATAAGTCTTGTGCTTCATCTACAAAAGCGACTTCTAGTTTAGGAAATTTATTTGAATTAACCAACTCATTTATCATATCTGTAAAATCAATCATTCCAGGTCTATCAATTTTAAATTGTTTAATTGCTGATTCAAATCTTAATAAATCTTTTTTATCTATGTCATCAGAATGTTCTTCAAGATTATATTGTTCAAGAACAGAAATATTTTTAGATCTAGCTAATTCAATTAAAGACAAGTGTGGACTATCAGAATTAAATATACCTCCTTCATCTTCATTCCAAGATGCATATTTTAATTCGATACCACATTTTTTACCTATCTCTGTATAATGTTCACTCTTCATTACTTTTTCTTTTTCATATTGTAATTGTTTAAAACCAAGTGAGTGCAGTGTTCTAAAAAAAGGAAGATCATCATATCCTAATCTAAACATTTTAAACATTCTAGTCTGAGCTTCTTCTGCAGCGTTTCTGCTAAATGTAAAATAACCAATTTTTGCAGGGTCAACTCCATTTTTTATATATTCTTCTACCTTCTGTATCAGTTTGTGTGTCTTACCGGTTCCTGGTGGTCCAAAAATTATATGTGTCATTAGTAATTATGTGTTTTTGTAAAATTTTTTTCTTTATAGTTGTCTTCTTTTTTATCAAATTGAGGTACAACAAAAACAGATATCTTTGCTTTTGTAACTCTTTTAGTAAAACATTTTAAATTATCTCTAAGCATTTGAGATGTTCTTTGATATGGAACCTTCCAATGATTTCTCAATAAAAATTTATTGTAAAAATTATCAAATACAAAATAATGAAAACCTTCGTCTGTAAATGTACCACCAGTTTTTATTTCATCTATCTTATCTTTTTGTATTCTATTTAGACAATAGTCTTCGAGGTAATTACCTAATAAATCTTTTGTGCTTGTTCCTTCTGCAGGTTCAGTAACTTCTGCATTTTTTAATAATATATTTGTAAGTTTTTTCCATTCATTAGTTTTTAATGTAGGTGGATTGTTTCTTAATTGTTTTACACACTCCTCTTGAAACAAACTTTGATTAGTTATATGTTTTGCTGAGTCTAAATATAATCTGTCTCCATCAACATTCATATAGTAATATGGTTCTTCTAGGTTTACTACTTGTAAATCTGTTAGACTTGGAAATATTACTTCTAGTCCTATACCAAACTTTCTAGACTTACATAATTTTTTATCACACAAACTACACATAGGTTGGTCATTACATTTATACCCCCATTCTTTTTTTTCGTGTTGCTTTGTAATTATACTTACTTCTGTATCTGATAACGGTTGTTCCATTGCAGTTTCGTTAAACACTATTACTTTTGATTTCCAATTTTCGGGCCATTTTTGTTTTGCATATACACCATAATGAAACAGTGCATTATTTCTACCACCTTCACCTATTTTGTTTTGTGCCATAAGTTCTATACATGGTGGTCCATCAGAGAATGGAGTCTCCGGTCTTTCTATTTTTATTTTACTGATGTCTTGTTGTTTATACCTTTCATGAAGTTCAAAAAAAGCATCTATACTAGCAGCTTCGCCGTTCTCCATAAAGGCGTATCTTGTTGTCTGACTACAATTAAAGTATGGTAAATTTAAAAAATTTCCTGTATCATCTTTTGATTTTAATTCTCTTTGTTTAGGAAATACTTCTGATCCACCATAACCTAATACAGATCTAATCTCATTTAATTTATCTTGCATCAAACTTGCCGATACATAATCTTCTGTAAATAAAAACACGTGAGCACCACCAGACTTTGATCTACATACAATCAAAGGTAATTTAAACTGTGCTATTTTATTTATTAATTTTTTATGATCAAACTCTGCATAAGAGTCTATATCAATACAACCCCATTTACATTTGTTGTCATCGTTAATAGGTATTACACCTAAACTATCAATACCATCTAAATGTTTTTGCCATAAATCATCAGTTACTGTTTCTCTTTTAACAAATGATTTACCTTTTACTTTATTACCATCTCCATTAGATTCTCCTACTACAGTGACACCATGTGCACGGTCTAATCCATAAAATATATTTTTAAATCTTTCTATCATACAAAATAAAAGTGGGCGTTGCCACTCTCGCTTAGACGCCCACTACCTAGGATACTGGTTAGTAGTTAGAAGAACTTTTTGTAGTTTCTTCTGATCCGTGTTTAGCTTGGATTTCACCTTTACCTACTGATTCTGCAAAAGCTTTAGCCATATCATATACAGCTTTGTCTGTTACAGGACCAACCTTAGCTACATCCCAACCAAACCATGTTCCTTTGTCATTAGACATCTGAACGGTAGATAGTTTATAAATGTGGCTATAAGTAGGCGGTGTAAATAAACCGTTTTTACCTTGCATTTTAATACCCATCATCATTGAGTTCCATTTTCTACTAACTTTAAGTTGAGTAGACTTCATAGAAATCAAAGCTGTCTGTGGGTTATCACCAAGAGTCAGTACAAAATGACTAGCTGTGTTATCAAGATAATTACCGTTTGCTAATCTATCTTTATAATCTTTACCTCTAGTTGTCTGACTTACAATATCACTATTTGCATCGTGAATTGCAACAGGTGCACCTGTACTGGTACCTCTGTCTTGCCATTCAATGTACTGTCTTTTGTAATGAGCCGGTATAACATTTAAAGTGTCATACAGTTCATTAGTTACAGTATTTATTATTTTGCCTGGTTCTGCACCATCGACATATTTACCATCACGTTTGTTTACTTCTGGTGATAGTTGGCCCAAAATTTTTAAGAATGGTAACGCAAGATCTTCTTGCGATATATTTTGAGCGCCTTGTGCTGCATCAGCTTCCATATCAAATGTTGCTAATGCATTATTCTTTTTTTCTGCTACTT